TAATAGACATGATTGTCTCCTAAGATTTGAGGTTTTTGAGGTATTCAGCCAGCTTCGTTGCTGCCTGAATCGTGATTGCGTCCTCTGCCTCAACCTCTCGTTGACCGCTCAGCGCTTTGAAGCCTTTGGCGACAATGATCTTTGCCGCCTCCTGGCCAAATCCTGCATCCCGCAGGAAATTCTCGAACTCGCGCACCGTCTGCGGCAGTCCCTTTACCGCCACAATGCGCGCCTGTTCATTCATGGGGAACGTGACCAGCGACACCTCAAACAGATCCACCTGCTTAAGGGTGCGAACCCCGCTATCGATTTCGAAGTCCTTGGCGCTGTAGCCGATGCTCATCGTATCGATCGCGCCAGCCTTGGCTTGTTCGTACACATCGCGGCCGAGGCTAGTATTCAGGAATTCACCCTTGAGGTAGAGGCCACGGCTATCCTCGGACGCTTCGCGCCACACGCCCGGAATTTGCCGCTTGTCATGCTGCCAAAGCATTTTCGGCATGCGCTTCTGCAGCGAATCCTTAAAGGCACCCGAGATTACGATATCGTTGCCATGGTCGATATTGCCAAAGGTAGATCCATACCCCTCAATGAGCATGCGGTCGCCATCGGCTTTGGCCTCGAATTCGAAGCCAAAGGCCTTAAACTGCTTTTCCATATGTCTCCTATTCTGGCGCTTCCTCTGTCAGGATTGCGCACCTGCAATTGATGACGTTCTCCGGGCTGCCGGATGGATCGCCGGGTCGGTCGAGCATTTCGCCACCAACGTCGAATTGCTCATCGAGCGGGATGGGTTGTGCGGATGCCATGGCCGCATGCTCAGGTCGTGTGCGCCCGTCAACGGTAGGCACCCATTCCTTCACCAGTTTGATGCCAATCTCTTCTTCCGCCTGGCGGGCGGTTTCGATGGCGCCATAGGTGGCAGCGCTATGCGTTTCCGTGCGCGCTATCCTTGCGGCGCTGCTAGGCGTTCTTTCTGAGGCCTTGCGGATGTTACGGCCGATCTCTTCCGTGCCGAGGCCTTCGTCGATTCCATGCTCGATGATCCCTCTCACTTCGTCCATATCGGTCGCCGCGATAGTCTTTGCGTGCTGCAGGGCGCGGGTTGACGCCCATTCCAGAAGCCGCACGAGAAAATGTGAATCCTTCAGCTCGAGCGTGCGGTGGCGGGCCTTAAGCTCCTTTGTGGCCACCTTTCCGAAATACGGCATCACCTTCCGGTAATGCTCTAGCAGCATGGTATTTATCTGCCGCTGGTGCGCTTCCTGCAGATGGTTCGAGATAACACCATTGTTCTCGTAAGACTTTGCTGCAGCCCTGATGAACGCATTGCGGGAGCGTGCGGCCTTTACCAGAAGCTTCTGCTCGTGCAGGCTCAGTGCCCGCAGCCATCGGCGCAGGTACGTGCGGCGGTTCATCATACGGGGTTGCGGCTATAGTTTCGAAAGATCGATCAGGAAATAGGAAGGCTTATGCTTTTCGCCACAAACCTTGGTTTGCATGCGTAACAGCATCACTTCGTCGTTTTCAAAGATGGTTTCGATCTCCACATCGAGGGATATGTCGAGCGTTTTCCCCCGGCTTTTGCCGAAGACGCCCTTTATGACGTTCCCGCTCTGGGTTCTATCTTTCAAATCGAACTCTCACTATTGGTGCTTCCGGGCTCAGACAAGCCGCCCATCTCACCCGCAAGGTCTATCGGCACATTACCAGCCGGCACAAGTAGAATTGAGCCGGGCGTTTTCCCCTCGGTGTAGTCATCATACCCTGCAGCGCGGCGCTTTTCATCGATGGTCAGGAAGCTTACCTTTTCCAGTCGTTCATACTTGGCGAGACGGCGCTCTTCCAAAGCGGGGACAGAATCCTCGTCATACTCTAGCCATAGGTCTTCGCCATATCCCGGCACGAGCCATTTATTGAGTGTCCCCAGCACGCTCTTCAACATCGGTAGCACTGTATCCTGCCAAAAGGCCAGTTTCGCCTCTGAGAGGTTGTTATAGGTGGCCTCTCCGGGGATATTGATAAGCTGAGGGGGCACGCCGTAGGCCGTTGCAATCATGCGTGCAGCTGCCCACAGGTTTTCACGGAAATCCATATCCTTTGGGGACATGGCAATTTGCTTCCAGTCGAGCCCGCCCTCGAGGAGCAACGGACGCCCGGCATTGGCTGCGCCCATATTCTCGCGCTTCAGTTGCTCGCGCAGGCGCGTGTATTGCTCATCGGTCAACGTCCCCGCACGGCCATCTGCCCCGGTTTGCACCACGTAAGCACCGCTTGGGGCGCCGCTGTTTTCAAGCAACGACTTGTTCCAGGCCAGCGCGTCATTGACGATATCGATGCTTTTCGCTGCCGGCGCCATCGAAGACAGGCCATGCAGGTTGTCGAGCGGGTTGAACCCTTTCAGTTGCACCACGTCACAGGCGCGCGTTATCGGATCGATAGGGAAGCGCACGCCATTTGCGCCGGAGCCGTATACATAGGCCGTTGCCTGCCCCTTGTTATTCGCTTCGATCTTTACGAGATCAGGCCGCAGGGTGTAGAGCTCCTGCGGTGCCTTGGCCCCGTGCGGCAGGCGGAGGATGAAGGCATTGCCAGAGATCAGGCGATGCGAAATCACCGCCTCAAGAAACTCCTCCCACCCCTGCTCGGGGTTAGGGCGATCAAGCAGGTCGATAAGCGGGCTGCTTTCGACTTCCTGCTTTTTATCGCCCTGGTAGCGCATGACCTTGATGCACACGCTTGCAGCTGATCGCGCGATCTTTGCGACACAGGCATAAGCCACCGGGTTCTGGCTGTATCCTTCGAGGGCATAGGCATCCGGCTTCATCCAGTTGGCCGGCCCCATCATGCTCACCAGCATTGCGCCTATCGGAGGCGCTGCCTTTTCCTCGAGGCGTTTTCGGTTCCAGAATGCCATGGGTGTCCTTTGCTCTGCGCCTCTATAGGCTGCGTATATTCGGCAAGGATGACTGCTTTAGCATGAGGTGAGATAGCGCCCATACAAGTGCATCCATGCGGTCAGGTGAGGCAGACTCGCCATTGTATGCGGTCAACTGCTCCTCGAGCTCTGGATAGAGCCCGACATGGTGGATAGTGTTTTGTTCATAGAGAGCGGCTACCGGCTCCGCGCGGATCAGTTTGCCTTGTGTTGCGCGAACCTTGGTAACGCTCACCAGCTTATCGACGGTGCGGATGGTGTCGACCACCAGATCGCCGCCCTGGTTCACCTCGGCAACAATCGTGTTTGCGCGCCATTTGAGATACAACTCGACAGCCTTCCGGGCCCACTCTGCGGACGTGCCCCGGAAACTGGCGTCCTCCAAAACATACCCATGCCCAGCGGCATCGACACCCGCTACGATAAGGCCATTCTCTGCCGATTCATCGCCGGAGGTAACGGCTGGATCAAGCGCCACCACGATATTGACTAGCCCGCCCGGCACTACTGCTGCCCGGTTGCGGTCTATCCATTCCTGTCGCCAAAGGGCTCCAATCACATCGTCAGCGAATTTACCGAGTAGGAACCTCGCACGCTGACGGGGAGGAAGCCGATCGAGCACATCGCGGATATATGCCTCACTGATGTTTGCGAGGTTATCCCCCGGATTCATCAGGATGGCGGCATAGTGTGCCGGATCTATCGGCAGGTTTGTGACCGGGTCGATACCCTTCACGAAAAGCTTGTATGTCCAGTGCGATTTCGCAGGCGGGTTGCAATCATAGAGGCACAGGTTGCGCATGCCTTCGATACGCTGGGCTAGGCGCGTATAGCCGGTCAGCACCGAGGCATATTCAAGCTGGCTGCATTCGTTGAAATACAGCGTGCCGAATTCCTTCCCCAGCACTTTCTCGACGCGCTCCTTGTCGTCGAGGCCGCCGAACCATACTTCGCTGCCGTTTGGGAATTGGTAGAACCAATCCGTGCGGTTAAGCTCGGCCTTCACATCGGGCATGCCAATACGCAGCACCTTCGGGAAGGTGTCGAGCACGATCGACTGCTTGATATGATTGAACCGGAACCGGAAGGCACCGTGGCGCGATTCGGGATACTTGCAGGCACGTAGCGCCAGCGCATAGCAAAGCCCGAAGGTTTTCCCCGAGCGGCTTCCGCCATACGCCATCAGGTGAGTTGCACCCGTCCCGAAGAGCCGCAGCAGGTCTTTCTGCTTTGGTGTTGGTGTGAGCATCACACATCTTTTGCCGATGAATCGATCAGGATGTTAATTGCCCCACCGCCCTTGCCAGCATGCTCAATGGCAGAAAGCCGGGGGTGCATGAAGGGCGCCGCATCCTTTGCAATCTCCGCCGCAATCTTCAGCGTATCAAGTTTGCCCTGCCCCCGTTTTCGCGCTGCCGCTTCGTAGTGCGCTCGCATTGCGGCGATCATGACCTCAAGCGGGGTAATACCGTCCTCCGCTGCCTTCTCGGCTACAGCCCGTGTTTTAGCGCTGAGCGAGCCCTTTTTGCGGCCTGCTCCTGCCCGTTTTCCGCCCTTTGCCATATGAAAAACTCTGATTATTGAACGTGCGTTAACAGCATCCAAATGCGGTTGCGCGGGCTGGATTTGAACCAGCGACCTGCGGATTATGAGACCGCCGCTCTGCCACTGAGCTACCGGCGCAAAAGCTATTTGACGCACAAAAATGCTTATCAACAGGTTTGTGTGCATAACCTGCTGCGGTGTTTAATTTATTACACAAAACCGCTATGTTGCGTACCGGTGCCTGTCGTCACTCCTGCACCGATGAAAACAACGATCCGTACATGGCGCGCGGTAGTTGTTACCGTCGGGGCGCCCTGACCCATTCAGGGCATTTTTTCTAAGGAGTAACTTATGGCAACCTTCAAAATCGGCCGCGATGCAGGCACTGGCAAATTTAAGCCCGTCGATGCAGCAAGGCGCGACAAAAAAGGATCGGTAGTGGAGACGATCAAAATCCCCACTCCGAAGCCGACGAAGCCCAAGAAATAATGAGCTTCGGCAAGCCTAACAGATAGGCGGCGGCAGGCACCACCCCACAAATTCTGCTTCGAAAAAGCAAAAGGCCCGCCGGGTGGGGCGAGCCTTGAACGCACTTATTCATCTTGATGAGTTTTTAACATACGAGAGGCCCCTGCGCAATTGCTTTTTTCTACAAATTCAGTTCGACGCTCCGCTCTTCCTCTTTTTTGCGGGCGTATTCGTCGGCCGCTTTGCGATCATCGACATAAAACCGATAGAGCTCATCGAGCGATTCGCGGAAGCGATCCATGCCGTTGTTTTTCACATTCCAGTTGAAACTGCGGCGCACCTCCTTGACAAAGCGGCCTTCGATGCAAACTTGCTGCACGAAGACGCGGCTTATGTCGCTCAACGACTTGATCGCCCTTAGCCATCGCTCACGTGCCACGTGGGGATTGTCGAAGTCCTGCACCACATCTACGCCATAGCCAAGGGCAACCTTCATGCTCGACCAGATTGTCCGATGCTGGTGCGTGAGCTCGTAATCGCCCATGATCCAGATTGCGGCGCGCATCTGGTCGAGGGTGATTTCCTCGCGGTTGAAATACACCAGCACGGGGTGATTGAGCACCTTCACGCGCCGGACAATCCGCCCCGCTTCGGTCGCATTGTCGGATACCACCGGGAAATGCCGGCGCAGTTCAGGCTGCCCGATATCGCTTTCGCTCCGTTCGACCTGTGGCGCTACCTGCTGGGGTTTGCTGCGGTTTTTTTTCTTGCGTGCCATTCACTCCTCGCATCCTGTCTGGATGCTTGCCGGGTTGCTGATGCGGCTTTGCGCCGTCTGTGGTGTGTTCATATCGCCCGCCCTTTGGTGTATTTTGCACACCAGCCGGGGAAGGCTTTGTCAGCGCTATGGGGAGCAGACAACAGCCCTCTGCGCACGTTCTCGTTGAAAATTGATGCGAGGTTCTGCAAATCCCAACCTGGAGCGTTTGCTCGAGCTGCTGCCCTTCCGTCGTCCGTCAGCTTCGCCATGACGTCGTATCGGAGCAACCTGCTATCTCCTCCTCCATTTTTCAAAACTTCAACTTCCTGCTTCGCGGGTTCTTGCTCTGAAGTAGAAGTTTGTAAGATTGAAGATGAAGATGAAGTTGAAGATGAAGATGAAGTTGAAGATGAAGGGGTTGAACTTTGCTTGTCGGTTTGCTTAAGCAAATCTCCCTGTGGTTGCTTAAGCAATTTTGGGTTACCCCCACGTTTACCCGCATCGGCTCGTATGGCTCTAATATGCTCATCTTTCTTCATTCTTCGGCTGTAGATTGCTCCGTTATCCCCACGCGAGAACACCCCCGCCGACTCTAGCTCTTTTAATAACTTACTGACAGTGGCCGGAGACTCGCCGACCATGCGTGCGATGTGGGCCGCGGTCATGGGCTGACCGTTCACGGACAGTTCGCCATAAGGTTCCGACTCATGTGCTATGCACAGCATTTCGATCCACAATCCTTTGGCAGCGATCGAGCATATCGACAGGGACGGATCGCTGCGCCAATCGGAGGGGTAAAACTGGAAGGCAGGGCGCTTCATTCGCATTGTCCCCATGTTGCCATACAGCTCGGAACATCCTTGGCGTCTTCAGCGGCGGCGATGAGATCGAGCTGCCTGCCCCCGCGCGATGTTTTGCTCCAGTGCCTGACATCAGCGATCGACGGGATATGAATGCCAGGCACCAGCCCGGCAGGGAACCAGCTCCTGCCCAGCTTGCCCTCCCATTCTTCGAGTTTTTCCCATGCCCAATCCGGAAGCGCAGCAAGCTCGGATTTTCTGGCATGGATGCAAGGGAAGCACCCGACGCGGGTGAAGCCAGCTGCATAAAGCGGGTTCGGTGGCAGGCCTTTCTCTCGGAGATATGCGAACACCTGATCTTCGTTCCAATCGAGCAGAGGCCGCTCGGTATAACAGTCATAAAGTGGCATCCATTCTCTCGCCGTCATTTTTGATCGCCGATCAGATTCACCGGCTCTGATGCCGGTAAGCATCACCGGCTCGCGCTCGCCCCTGATTTCCTCAAGCCATACCTGAATCGGGCGCAGCTTCAGATGCTCGGTGCAGAACTGAGCCTTCGTGCTGGGGGCGCGGCCCTTCCAGATCATCATATCGAAAAACGGATTCCCGGTCGGCTCCTTGCCACGCAGGAGCAGCCGATCGGCAAAATCCGCTTTCACCCATTCCACCTCTGGGCCGTTGGTCATCCGCTGCAGCTGCCGGATATAATTCAGCGTCACCGGATGCTCATGCCCGGTGTCGGCAAAGACGGCGCGGAACCCATCCTTGCCGAATTGGTCGATCGCCCAGCAATAGAGCGCGGTCGAATCCTTGCCGCCGCTAACTGAGACGACACGTAGATTGTCACTCATACATGATGCTCCCGATCATGCTGCTCAAATGGATTATCGCGCCGCGCGCGCCGTTCCTTTCCCCTATACGGGACCTGCCCCCGCCTGCGATCCACGAGCGCCCTGACTTCTTCGGGGCTGAGCAGCGTCGAAGGGGCGAGCGCTGGCTTGCTATACCCCAGCTCGATCATGGCCTCATAAACTGTGCGCGCGGCGATTTCTGCCTGACTTTGGGAAAGCCCCCAGTGAAGGCCCTCAATGCGCTTCGCTGCTGCTTCGATATCGCTATTCATTGCGGGCCTCGTCGTATGACTCGAGCAGCGCGATGAACCCCATATCGAAGGCAACGCACTTCCGGTACGGCTGCCCGGAGGCGTATACGGTGCCAAACATGAAGCCGTAGCCGAAGAGGATGAGCAGGAGGAAGGATTTCATGCGATCCCCTTCCGCTTCCGTGTGAGCGTATTCAACGCGCGCGGTTTGAGGCTGACCGTTTTTGCCTGCGAGACAATATGGTCAGCCGTATGCGTCATTTTGAAATGCAGGATCGCCAAGGCATCTGCCTCGTGGTCATTCTGGACGTGATATCCTAGATTCCGTGCGGCCTGTATCATCTCCTCCTTGGTCGCATTCCCCCTGCCGGTAAAATGCTTCTTCGCGTGCGCCAGATGGATCTTCTCGAGTTGGATCGAATGTTTCCCGAACATGAATCCTTCAAAGGCCACAAGCGCGGCAAGGTTGAAAAACCCATAAAGAAATTCGGAATTGCCGCCACGGAAGAAGGGCGACTCGATGACGATAACGTCAGGCCTGGCATTCCCTACATGCTCGCGCAGCCATCGCAGGAAATGCGAATGAACCCGACCATCGACCCCAGCAAAGGCAGAAAAATCCTTAGAGCCGAAAATCGGGCGCTTAAGATCGGGCGCAAAAAATGCCCATCCTACGTGTGTGCTGGGATCGATGGTCAGGATGCGCATGCTTAAGCCGCCTTTTCTGTGCGGGTTGCGCCAAGCTTACGCTCGAGGTCGCCCTGATCGGGGTCAAGGGCAACCGGCGCGCGCTCGCCTTCATACTGAGCCGATGCAGAAGCCACGAGCAGGATCGGGTGCCCCTGCGCATGCGTAAGCTGCAGAATAGCCTCCTCGGTCGTGGGTGCCTTGATGACGCATTTAACACCGTCCTTAACGGTGAAGCTTTCAAGGGTGGCGTTGATCGTGTTCCGGCCGTTCTTTGCAATCAGTTCAACGGCGCGTTGGGTGAGATGCTTTGAAGCATTCGTGAACTGCTCGACTGTATCGCGCTGCTCCGACTCGTTCATCTGTTCCCACGGTTTTTTCATGGCACGGATGCGCCCGAGCATTGCATCGCGCAGATCTCCGACAAGCGTATCCGCGGCGAGATTGATCTCCTTCTCCACGACCTTCTCGGTCGTAGCGCTGATCTCCCGCTTCTCTACAGTCTCATCAGCATTTTCCTTCACTTTTCCCATAAACAGACTCCATTCCACCAGGTTGGGTGCACAACAGGGCAAGCGGTGGCGACCGCCCTGCTTTTTCCCCGTCACGAAAGCGCGAGGGGTATTAGCTCACGATGCTCAGGTCGGGCTTTAAAGGGCGATGCCCTGTTTCTATGGCCGCATCCAAAGCTTCTGCTGATTCTCGGAGGTGTTGCGTCACGCGTTTGAGAGCGTGTCTTTCTTCCCGCGATAGCGCTTTACCAGCGTCACTATCCGGCGAGGTGGCTTGTCTGATGAGCGAAGCAATATGCCCCACGTCTTCGGTCACTCCAAGCACAGCGGACTGTATGCACTCGGCCTCTTCCTGCGCTTCCTGTTCACGACGTATTTTTTCCATCCAGCGATTGCAGGCCGTGAGCAGCGGCGCCTTGCCGGTCATGCGCAGGCAGGCCGCATCGATAGCCAGTGCCTGCTGTAAGCTGGGTTGTGCGAGATCGTCTGGATCTGCCCAACGGTAAAGCTGTGTAACGCTACGCTCGACCGCCTTGGCAGCCGCTTCAATGCCGATCATGCCATAGATCATCAGGAGGGCATCCTCGACCGATCCGGGTACGCGTTCTTTCACCATGGGAAAACCTCCTGCCGTTTCCCGTGGAAAAAGGTGGGGGCACCGCTAGGGTACCCCCAAGCACGTAACAGGGAAGCAATCGGATAGAGAGGAAGCACGCTATGCATCGCCACGCTCCCAGGAAGGGTATACACGCACCTCGACGCGCGCCGGGCGCACGGGTGCGATATTGGAGGTATCGCCCGGCACACCGCAAAGCGCGCGCAGTATGGCGATGTGAAGCCGTATCATGGTGTGGAACGTGTTAAAGGGGGCGATCATGATCTAACCCCATCACCATTTTTTCGGCACTCAGATCGATGTCTCTTTCTCGAGCCGCCTTAAGCAGCGCCTGCTGATGTCTCGAGGGGACATATTCCCACTGCGAAACAGCGCCTGCGGTTACGCCACAGATTTGCGCCACAACAGTTGTACCTCCGAAAAGGTCGACGATATCTTCTCTACGAATACTCATGAGCTGATTTTAGATATTCTAAATTGTGATGCAAGCAAAATCTTTAGCTATTCTAAATTCCATGGATGCAGGCGTCTGCTACCTTGCCGGGTGTATGAAGAAAAAACACAGAGGCTACCCCACGTTAGAGAGGCTGCTTGGCGATTCAGGCATGGGCCCGGGCGATCTAGCGAAATTTCTGGGGCGAACGCCGGCCGTGGGAACGAACATTCTCAACGGAGATCGCAAGCTATCGGCTGAGGAGGCGCACAAACTTGCGCAGCATTTCGGGGTAACGATCGACGAACTGCTCGGGAATGTATCAATGCTGCAAATACCTGTGCTGGGCTACGTTGGCGCAGGCGGCGAGATATCGCCCGTTGATGATATTCCGATCTTAAGCACAAACTCTATGAGAGAAATAGACTGGGATCAGGTCAACTGCGAAACGCTTGAAGTGCCTGCAAGCCTATACCCACCGGGTACTGGCGCAGTAAAGGTTATGGGCGAAAGCATGTATCCCGTTTTCTGGGACGGGGATTATATTCTTTACCAACGGGCCCCGCTCAAACCGTCCGAGTTGCTCGACGAAGAGTGCATAGTTATGCTCGAGGAAGGACGTTGCCTGGTCAAGATACTACAGAAAGGCGAAACATTCGGCACGTTCAATCTCATCAGCTATAACGCTCCGCCAATTAAAAACGTCCGGGTTGCATGGGCAGCGCTGGCGGGCACACGAATAAGAAAACCCAAACGCCTAGTCAAAAGCTTGCCTATTTAAGGAGTACACACATGCGGCCATTGCTATTTCTCTCGCTGATTATGCTTTCCGCCTGTACCATCCAACCCGCTCCTACGGCTGATTTAATGCCACCGGAAATCGCCTACAGCATGGCCAAGCCTAACCCTTACCTGAAGCAAAAGATCACGATTGGCACTGTCA